CGGCTTTCGACTTGAACGATGGCGACAGTGTGCCAATGTCGCCAAAGTCTACACTTTCTCCGCTCTCTACGTGGCGTTTAGCCATTTCGGCTGCCAGGCGCAACACGGCTTCCACTTCGGCTCCTGTAAAGGTGGTTGCTCTGGCTACTTCTTCGCAGAATTTGCGGTGGGTTACTCTCTGTCGGTCGGTTGGGCGTGCTATGTACACTTTTTGCCCTTTCTTTGGTCCTACACTTAGTTTTTGCTCTCTAATTGTGAAATTCAAACATTTTGTCATAATTCTGTTGTTTTATTTTTGTTTTTGCCCCGTTGTTTTCCCTTTGCCTTGGGGCTTTTGTTTGTGGCTTTAGGGTGGTTGTTTTTTTATGTCTGTTGCCCGTGCGTTTTTATATCTATAGATCTACGCTTGTATATCTATAGATCTACGCTCGTACATCTATAGATATACGTTTGTGCATCTATAGATGGTTTGTGGCGTGGTGGTGGTCGTGCCTTGTGGTGGGCTTTTTTGTTGGTTGTTTGTTTCATTGTTATTTACTTTGATTGAAAAGGCTTAGTTCGTCGCCTTTCTGATATACTATCTCCACCCACGACTTATCGGGATCATCGATGTCGCGCAGGGTGTCTGCATCTAATGGACCGAAGAAAAAGCCCTTATCGCCTTCCATATACTTTATGGGTGCTTTTATCAATTTAGCCCGTATGTGTATGTGGGAGCGGCGGGGCACTTCGGGTTTGCCGGTAAGCCATTCGGGCTTGCCGCAGGTACAATTCCGATACACGCCCTCCACTTGGTAGATGCGCCCTCTGTAGCATTCTTCGTGCCCAACCCAGTGGTACGTGAATTTATCGCCTACTTGTATCATATTTCATACCCGTTAGCTTTCTGTCATTCCCAATGGTATTTGCTTCCACGCCCCATTGTTATTGCGCACTTCGGCACGAATGAATTGTTTGCTCACTGTCGGCTGATAGCTTTCTTCAATGATGCGTACACCTTCCAAAAAGCGTTCGTTGCCGTTATCCTCCGCTATCTTGCGCAGCTGAACAATGCGTGATGCCTTCAGCGTGCCCTGTGCGTTGCGTGCCAACAGGCGGAACACCATATTTACCAGTGCCTGCGTTTCGGTGTCTTTCGCCAGCGACGTTATGTACTCCTTTACGATGGCAATGCCGTCTTCCACAGTGTCGCGGTAGCCGTCGGTGGTGTATTGCCCAATCGTCAGGCGCATATTGCCGTCAGAAGTGGTAAAGGTGTGCGAGCGTTGGTCGGGATTCTTCGCCTTGAACAACTCTGCCTTTGTCGCTATGATAGCTTTAAAGTTGTCTATCACTTTTTGCTTTACCGTCTTAATGTCGCCCGATAGTTCCAGCAATATGGGTATGGCTGCTTCCACTTCGTCGTCCACCATCTGCTTGTAGGTTTCACGGTCTGCCTTGGCTTTTGCTGCAGCTGCTTTCTTTTCTTCCTCTGCCTTGAATTGTGCGAAGCGTGCTTGCTCCTCGGCAGTCATTTCAACTTTTACTTTGTCCATTTTCTTTTTGTTTTTTGATGATTACTCTTATTTTCTTGTTCACCTCGTTAAGGTCTTTTATTGTTAGCTTTCTAAAAGGCTTGCCGGCTATCCGGGGGTTCTTACAGAAAGCGTCTACGGTTGCCCAGTCGGTGGTGTCCAGCCCGTATATTTGCAGCTGGTGCAGAATTGCGCTGCGTGCCTTGCGCAATGCTGTCTGCTTCAGGGTTGCTTTGTTGTCGTTGTTCACCACCCGCTCCATATCGCGGCACATAACGTCGTACTCCCATTTTGATGTCTCTCGGAGCGACTTTGTTCGCCCCTGTGTGTATTGCCACACAAGCGTGTCCTTGTCGGCATGGGGCATCTGCTTCAGCAGCATGTAGAAGCGTGCATAATTTCTTTCTCCTGCCATGTTATTTTATTTTGTAGGTTAATACCGGGCGGCGGTTGCGCAGCACGTCTAATACTGTTATACCTTCGTCTTTCTTGAGACGAGTGCCTATCGTACTTCTGATGCTTTGCTTCGGGTCGGTATTTTTGTGCCATTCTAAAATACAGAACCTTATGTATTGCTCCAATTCCTGCCAAAAGGCGAGCGTATCTTCCACCTTATCTTCTCCGTAGCGGCACACTACCTGCCACTGCAAATCAAGTAACCACGCTGGCTTTCGGCTAATCACCGAGTAGCGCACTAACTGTCCTTTCTTTACTTCCATGTTATTGTTTATTTATTACTTTACTTATTCCAATATTCTGCCGCACGCTCTTCCCAAATGGTATAATAGCCACGATTGCCAAAATATCTCCCTTTGCTTATTGCCCTGTAGCCCTCCACCCATATTTTCATAGATGCGCTGTACATGGCACTTACTGCTGTGCGACCTAATGGTTTAAGACCTTCAGCTTGCGAAATGAATATTATCAATTTGTTATGGTGGCATTTGCAAAAATCTTCGTATTGCCCTAACGATATGTGGGCATACTGAAAGCTATCCACCACCACAATATCGGGCGAACGACGTCGCTTTAGCCTGTCGTCAAGCTCTGCAAAGTTTTCGTTCAGCAGCACAAAGCGTCTGCCCACATCTGCCATTCCAACACGCACCAGGGCGTTTTGCATGGTCAGGCTGCTGCCTTCCTCCAAGCTGTCGTAGGCTACTTTGCCATAACGGGTAAGCTCTTTGCAAAGCTGCAACACAAAAGATGTTTTGCCGTTGCCGCTCTTGCCCCATACAAACCATACACCACCTCGCTCTGGCTGTCCAAAGGCTTCTTTCCAATCGCCTTCAAAGTCGTACACCTTTCTGTTTATACGTAACAAATCTGTCATTGATAGTGCCTTTTTCAACATTTCAAATACTATTTAATCGCCGTTTAAATACCGTTTAATTATTTCATTCGCTTTTGCTTGTGCACGGCTTTCTTCACACGGCGCAGGTCGAAGTCGTACTGCTCGGCATCTTTCATTACCGCCGATGTCTGCTTTTCGTTCAAGCCGTTGCCTGCACAGATGGCGTAAACATCGTTGGGCGATGTGCGCTCCACCTCGAAGAACTTGCGCCCCATGCGGCTGTGTATTTCGTTGTAGCCGCATTTGTTATATCGCAAGCCCATTTGCATGCGCCGTTTAATGTAGCTTGTTGAAAAGAACACGATACCGCACTTATCCTCCAAGCGATTGTATAGGTCGATGAAGTAGTGGAATACACGTTCCGTTAGTTTGTCAGCTTCGTCGAATATCAGCAATGGTTCGTCCATCTGCACAAGGCTGTCGATAATGCGATCGAGCAGTTCACGAATGCTGTAACCTTCCGTTCTTAACCCCACCTTGCGGGCTATTTCACGCACAAAGTCGCTTTTGCGCATATCTTCGCTGCAAAGCACGTAAAATGCTTCGCGCTGTTCGTCGGCAAAAAGGCGTGCCGTGGTTGTCTTGCCGCAGCCTGCATCGCCTACAACCCACGTTACGTTTTTCCACTGCTTGGCGTCATTCAGGGCAAACACCATTTCCTTATATGCCGTTGTTTCCACTATCTGCCAGCCGTCGCCCTGCTTGTGGCTTATTTGGGCAGCAACATTTTTCCACATTTCGTCGGCGATATTCGCCCAATTGCCTTTCAGCATTTGACTCAGCGTTGCTGCACTGATACCCGCAAGACTTTGCGCTGCCTTGTTCTGACTGCCATACTTAACCACGTAGGCTTTTAAACTCTCTGTTATCTGCTGTTTTTCGTTTGTTCTCATTGTTGTTGTTTAAGTTGTTTATAATTTATCCGCCGTCTTCCTTTCGTCATACTGCACCTCTGCCCAATCCATATTGGATAGCTTCTTCGTGTGCTGCCCCAGTTCCACCACTTCCGCCTGGCTGTCGCTTTCCAGCCTGCCAACACGGTCTATTGCCTGTTGCTGCTGCTCTGCGGTCAAACCCTTGGGCTTTGGATAATACAGCCCGTTCTGTTCGGGATCTGTGCCATGCCGCTTGGCTATCGTTCTGCCCGCTACCACACGTTCTATTCTGTCTTGCTTGCCACGCTCAATGTCGGCATGTATGCGTGCCTTTTCTTCTGCGCTTTGGTCTTGCATTGCACGGTGTATCTGCATATACGGCTTCGCAACAGTGCAGAAGTGCAGCTTTTTAGCGCGGTCGATATAATAGAGATTTACCGTCGTCATATCCATTGGGTCGTATTGCACGTAGAATTTTTCCCACGTGTGCAGCCTTCGCCATTCCCTGTCGGGTATCGTTTCGCCGTTCTCATCGGTAGTGAATACCTCCCAGTGGTAGTGCTTTTTGTCTATCGTCATCTTTATACCGCTGTCGGTGAATGTTACAGGTTTGTCGCTCATTATCCAAAACATATCCTGCATTTCGTACTTGCCTACCACAGGCGTATCTTCGTTCACGCTGCCATCGTAGAGTGCTATACGGCTGCTGTCGTGCTTTGGGTGTTTTGCCTCGTTCCACTCTTCGCGGCACTGGGCATACAGCTCACATAATTCCTGATATGTCGGCAATTTGTCGCGGTTGGCTGCCACCATTTCCATATTGGGGCGGCTCGTTTCCTTTTTCGCTGTAACGTTCTGCCCGGTAAAGTTGAAGTAGCGTGCCAACACTTGTTGTTGGAAGCGACCGAAGATGCTTTCAATCGTCTTCGATGCGCCATTGTGAGGCATCGTGGGGCGGTGTATGTGGCAAAGCCTATCCAAAAAGCCCTTTTCCTTTTCGTCGCCAGTGGGCTTTTTGCCCTGTCGGTTCAGCTTGTTGTGTCCGCCTTGATTGTCGTGCACTATCTCATAAGGCTTGTGCCCGCTGCGCTGTATAGCCATGCGGAAAGCGCCGTACTGCGCCTCGAAGTTCTCGCTTTCGCTGATGTGGTAGCCAAGCAGCACTTCGCTGAAGCCATCTACCACCTCGTACACGTTTATCGTCTTCACCGTCTTTCCGTCCCGATAATATAGGTTTAGCTTCGTACCGTCGCCATACCAAAGACTGTCTCGGCGTGTAGGCAACATCGTGCTTTGCTTGCGTCCGAAGCGTTGGCGGGCAACCTGTTCGCCGTGCACGGCATCACACCACAACTGTTCAATCTTTGGGCTGTACAGCCACGCTTGCATGGAACGCACGCTCTTAAGCTGCTTCCACCCGCGGAACACCGCTATTTCGTTGTATTTTGCAAATAGCTGCTCATCGTTATATCGTGGTGTATGGCTACGCTTCAATGCTACCAACACGTCGCGTCCTTCGGCTGTTATCTTTATGGTGTTGATGTTGCCGAGCTTCTTGCTGACGACACTTTCGTAGCCGTCTTTCTCAAAGGCGCGTATGCGTGCTTTCAGGCGGCTAAGGCTGGCAGGCAGCGTGTGTTGGTAGCGTTCGCGCAGCTCTTCGCTGTTCTGCAACACCACCTCCCACACGTCGGTAGCCCTTGCATTGAGGCTTGCCATCATTGCCTTGCGCTCCATTTTCATGCGCAGCAGCTCGCCCAGTACACTGGCGTTGGTGGTGTATTCGGCTATCAATTCTTTGTCGAGCGTTGTGTACTCGCCATTCTTGAAGTATTCGTATTCTTCAAAGAAAGTGCGTGCGCTTTCGTCGTACTTAACCGTCTTGCGCATCTCCCTTTCACGCAGCACTTCTTCGGGGTTGCCGTACTTCTCCATAAATCTTTCCCTATACTTTTTCGGCATGGAATCAAAGCTGTACAGTGCGCATCTACCCTCGCCACCGCCACGGCATACGCAGAAGATGTTCTTGCGGAATAGATTTGATTTTAGCGTACCCTTTTTCATCACAGGGTCGCTTCCACCAATCAGCTCCGCTTCTGTTACGCACAGCATTTTGTTGTAATATTCCATACTCGTTGTTTTTTACAACTTCTTTAAATTCTCAAAATCGGCAGCGTTAAATTCTATAACATGCCTACGTTGTGCCTTGCGACGGCGGAAAGCATTCAGTACACCTTTTAAAAAGTGATACGCCTTTTTTAGCCAGCCATCGGAATGATTGTTTACCGTTATCGCCATGCTGTCGGGCGTTTCTACCACTGTTACAGCGGTAGCATCTGCCACCTCCAAAACAATTTTTATTTGTTTTTCTATTGTTATCTTCATTTTTTGTCCTCCTTATAAGCTGGCAGCGAAGCACTGCGCGTTAGTTAATTCTTCAATTGTGTTGATGTGAATATCACGGCAAAGCTCGCCTTTCTTGTTAAATACCTTAACGTTGCCGGTAGTCCACACCATAACGAGTTTTGCGCCATTCTCAAAAGGTTGTATCATCTCACCAGCTGCTGTGTTGTGTATCGTCTCGAATGCCGGTAGCTCGTTCATAAGTACCCCGCCACGGTGCAAAGCCAACTTTCTAATGCGCTTTGCTAAATCGCTATTACCGCGCTTTGCATCAAAAAATAAAGCGAAATCAACCATTGAGCGGGAAACGTTGAGTGCCGTTTCTATCCATTTCTTTTCTTTTCCCAAGATTTTAATGTACTTCTTCATTCCTATTTTTCTTTTATATATATTGTTAATTTTAATTCATAGCCTTCTGCACTTACCCATACATCTTCATCACCAAAGGCTTCTCCTATGATTTTTAGGTCTAAAGACGACGTGAAGCCAGCAATACCAACTATTACCACCTCAGGTGAATTTTGACATATATTCAGCACTTCTATTTCATGCTCGAGAGGCAAAGCACCAATAATCTCCTCAATTTCTTCTTTTGATATCCATTTTTCCATATTACATTATTTTATTAGTTTAAATTCTTATTTGTAGCCCCTTTTTCGTATCTTTGGGGCGTGTAGAAATTCTTACACGTTGCAAAGATACAGTATTCTGTATTAATAAGCAAGAAAAATAGGAACTATTTTACAGTATTCTGTATTATGATGAGAAAAAATGAAATTTCGGATAGATTTATGAAAGCCTATGAATATCTTGTAGAGAACCATATAACTACTGATAAAAAGGCTTTTGCAGATAGTGTAGGCATAAGTTCTTCGCTTATGACAGAAATAGATAAGGGGCGAAGTGCTGTAGGCGTGAACGCAATACAGAATATTGTACTAAAATATAATATTTCTTCTTCGTGGCTGCTTACTGGCGAAGGTACAATGTTGAAAAATGACGCCCCACCACCACTTGAGGCAGCCGTTCAGCCGATATACCAGCCATACAACCCCGAAAAAAAGGTAGACAACCAAATTATTAACCTGTACGACTTCGAGGCGACGGCAGGCTTGCGTTCGCTGCTCGATAACCGGCACGCCAATATCATCGACACTATTAAAATACCCAACATGCCTAAATGCGATGGAGCTATACACATTGTGGGCGATTCGATGTACCCGCGCTTGAAGCCAGGAGATATAATTTTTTATAAAGAATTACCCATCGACCTGCAAAGCATTTTGTATGGTGAAATGTACCTGCTATCTTATAGCATAGATGGAGACGATTACTGTGTGGTTAAGTATATTAAAAGGTCTGATAAGGGCGAACCATTCATAACACTGGCTTCGCACAACCCGGCACACGAAGATACCGACATTGATTTCCGTTGCGTTAATGCCATCGCCCTTATCAAAGGGTCTTACAACCAAACAACCATGTCGTAACTAAAATATATATGAGTAATAAAAAAGAGAAAGAACAAGAGGAGGAATGGGTAAAAAGGCATCGTACTGACGATTGTATTACCAATTCCGACAACGCTCCTCACGCTAATATTTAAAAGATTAGCATTGCAAAAAATGCAATAATAACACTCGTAAGTGTTATTAGCATTGACCAACGCACATACCTGCTACGTCGTTCCAATAGTAAGTTGTTAGTGTGATAGGCATGTGTTGTGTCTTCTATGTTATCCAAAAGAAGATTGCGCATATAGACTGCATTCATCTTTTGGGTATCGTTGTCGTATCGTTTTTCTAACATTCTCATGTTATCATCGTATATCATAATTTCCGCCTCATTCCCTATTGGCATATAACGATGCACCCACAATACTTTAATATAAAGTATCAAAGATGCCATTCCTAAACCAAGGCATAGTATGGCGCTGAAAATTTTCATACTATTTGAATTGCTGCTAATACCAAATGCGCCAACCCCGGAAAAAATAGTTACAAATATGCCAAATAGGGTGTAAGCTCTGTCAGTTGATTTTCTTAGTTGCTCCAACACGCTACCGGTTAGCATATCAGCTCGTACTAATACTTGGTAAGCCGTATCAGTACTTAACGTATCTCGCATATACTTTGATATTTCATAATTTCCCATTACTTTATCTCCTTTTTTCTTACCACAAAAGTACTAAAAATTATTGAGAATAAAGAATTTACGCCACTTTTTCTATATATCAAGCACTCTGTCCTTTTAGCTGGGTGCTTTTCCTTTTATATTATGTACACATCACACCACCAAAGGGCTACCACTTGGTAGCCTTTTTTTGTGCCTGCAAATAGGCGCACACACGCTTTTTTATCCGTTTTTCAGCCTTAAATATATATAAGCTATTGACTTACAAATACTTACTACTTGTTTTATATGCTTAAATACCTGCCAAACACCACCTTTTAATACGGAAAATACCCCCCTTAATTCAACGAAAAATGCGAAAAATGCCATTTTTTAGTACCAAACAAGGGGGTGGTACGAGTTCCAAAATACCAAAAAGTGAATAACCAAACGAATAACCAAGAGAACTATTTCGTTTTTACACGAATAACCAAACGAATAACCAAAGCCCATTTTTAACATTTAGGCGGTAAAAAATAGGGCTAAAATGGCAAAACACGCCAAACATCTGTGTAAAAGCGTTTAAGTATCTTTTAATCAAGTACTTATAAATATAATGCGATGCAAAATGGCTATTATAGCGTTTAAAATGAGTGTAAAATCGTTTAAGTAGTGTTTAATCAATGAGTTACGAGTCTAAAAGGGTATGAAAAGAGGCGTATAGCTCATTTTGCAGGAT